TTACTGTTGCTGTGCCATTTAACGTAAACGACCCGTCGCCATTGTTGGTGCATGTGACACCGAAATTTGTTACCGTAGGGAATGTTGAAGCATCATACAGATTCTTCCCGCCCCCCGCAGGCCACGGGTTGTCATACCCATGCAAATCCTGTACAGGCTCAACGGCGACGCTCAGGTCTTTGACCGGAATGTTGTCTGCACCATCGGGGAAAGACGCAATCGCGCCAGTTGCGGTGTCGGTGGCGTAGGCGTTGTAGATCCGCGTGTCCACATCACCAGCGGCTGTGGAGATGTCGCCTGCAAGCACCAGATTGCCGTCCCAGTCGAGCGTCATGGCGTTGGAGCGGTTATTATCGTCGGTGCCGTTGCCGATGATCAGCGCAAATTCGCGCTCGCCAGTAGTCGCGTCCTGTGCAGCATCGTCGATCTCGTTGTATTTGCCAGCGACCAGAGAGTTGCCTCCAGACGCGTGCGTTCCGTTGCCGAGAGCTGCGGCGCATCTGGCACCAGCGATAGTATAGCCGCCAGCTGCAAATGATCCGTTGCCGAGAGCCTCGTTTCCGTAGCCGAGAGAAACAGCCCCGGCACCAGATGCGATAGCCTCACGGCCCATAGCGACAGAATAGTAGCCGCTCGACTGGTTACTCTGTCCCAGAGCGACAGCCCCGGCCTGAGTTGCCTGATTTCTCGCTTTGCCTGAGACCGTACCGCCGATGGCAATTGACGTGAGGCCAGAAGCGAGGTTGTTGTACCCCATTGCCACGGAATTGGCACCACTCGCTTCGTTGCTCCTGCCAGCGGCAAAAGCGTAGGCTCCTGAGGCAGTGTTGGGGTTTGCAGAAGAAACCGTGACAACGCTGTCTGTCCCTTCGCCGCTGGCGACGACAGTAGTACCGCCGCCCTGCCCGTCCAGCACGTCAAACGTGTGCGCGCCGTCCGCGTCGGTAATCGTCACGCGATGCCCGCCAGTGATGTTGGTCACGGTCACAGTCGGGCTATAGCCGCTCGGCCCGGCAGGGCCAGCGGGGCCGGTTGCTCCCGTTGCGCCTGTTGCGCCAGTGGCACCGTTCATTACATCGACAGTCGTTGTGCCGTTGATGTCGGTGATCGTTACCCGGTGGCCTCCCGTGATATCTGTGACAGTGATGGTCGGGGAATACCCGGCAGGGCCAGTAAGCGCTTCAAGCTGTTCTGCCGTAAAGTCACTGTAGGTGAACGGATCGCCCTGCGGCCCCTGCTCACCCTGCGTCCCCTGCTGGCCTTGCTCGCCGTCAAACTCTCCGCTGTTCGCACGATCCTGCACATCTCTCGCAAGCATCAGTGCGTTCGCTGCGGCCTGCTGAATCTGTGCAACAACGGACGGCGTGGGTTCTTCACCTTCCGGGATGGAACCGTTGGGAGACGTGACGATCTTGCCAACGCGTACCCAGATGGTTGGGATGACAGTGTCACCGTCTGCGTTGTCTCCTCGCACGCCAACGTTGAGTTTGTACCCGGCAGATGCCAAGCACTCCCACGGGACAACAACTTCGTTGCCCTCAAGGATGGGAACAGACCGTTCTTCGCTTCCTTGAAAGTACGCGATCTTCTGTAGGTCATCCCACTCAGACCCGAACGTGAACGCGCAATGGAGACCGACGCGCCCCTCAGTCAGGGTTTCGGTTTCAGTAAGCGTCGCGTCCGCTCTGGATACGTTAATTCTGATCATCTAATCTACCTCTTGTTGTCAGTGGTTCCGTAGGATGAGGATACCAGATGCGCCAGCTCCGCCGGGTTTGTCGTTGTACCCGGTAGCTCGGTCGTAACTTCCGCCGCCTCCGCCAGCGCCGCTTCCGGCGAGACTTGCCGCAGCACCAGCGTTGCCATAAGCACCGCCGGAGCCAGCGTTGCTGCTGCCGCCAGCTGCAGGATTTGCAATCGTGCCGTTCGCGCTTCTCGCACCGCCGCCGCCGCCGGGAGCACCAAACTTAACCGATGTCCAGTGCTGCCGGATTCCAGTGCCGCCGAAAGACAGTTCGCCGTCTGAGACAGCCGGAGCGTCGGACGGGTTGTTATCCGCCGCTGTTGCGCCAGTGCCACCCGCCTTGCCGCCACCAGGGGCTGCGCTATTGCCGAATCCGCTTGTCGCTGTGCTGCCGCTCCCGATGGTGATGGGGTAATCGACATTTGCCGAAATGCTGATTCCAGATACCGTCTTGACCTCGCCGCCATTGCCGCCTCTGCCGCCATAAGCGGTTGTCCCGCTTGATGTGCCGGACGCGCCGTCCGCTCCCGGCCCGACATAGAAGGCATCAATCTCATTCACGACTCTCGAAAAGCGGAGCGCTGTGTTTACACCGTAGTAGATGGCAAGCTCCCAGTTGACTTTGCCGTCTGCGGCAGCCTGCACGCGGTAAGTGAATACGCCGGGGACGGACATGTATGCAGTGCCGTCGCACGTCTCGCCGTTGTAGGTAAAGACGGGCGGGCGTTTCGACGCGTCCAGCCCTCTCGGCCCAAGCCAAACTCCCATGTCACGCCTCCCAGAAGTAGACAGTCACATTGACGGAAGCGCTCGGGACGGTGTCGCAAGTGAATGTCAGCCCACCGTCATCGGCGGTCGGAGGATAGAGCGTTGCGTCAGCCGCAGCGTCCCATCCGGCAGCGTCGCTCGGAGAGGCGACGAATCTGCTGTTTGCCGTGATGCCGGAGACGGTTACGCGCTGGGTCTTGTTCGTCCAGCCGCCAGTCGTGAGCGTCACGTTCGCCACGTTGATTGCTTTCTGGATTCCCGTGGTTTTGGCAGGGGTCACCGCGCCAGCCTCGATCTGGTTCGTTCCGACTGCGCTATCGTCAATGTTCGCCTGTTTGACTGCCTTACTCCCTATGTGCTCGTTGTTGACGGCGGCGAGGGCGATCTTCTCGACGGTCACGCTTCTGTCCGCAAGCTTTGCGGTCGTGACAGCCAGATTCGCCAGCTTTGCAGTCGTGACCGCAAGGTCGGCAATCTTGCTGGTGGCGACAGTGAGTTCGCTGAGTTTCGCGGTAGTAACCGCGAGGTCGCCAAGCTTCGGAGTCGTGATGCTCCCGTCCGTGACCGTGCCAGCCTGCACATCTTCAAGCGCTCCAAGCAGGGCGACAAGCGCGGCCTGCACATCCGTTGCTCCGGGGAGGCCCGTGATCGGGTCGATGCCGATATTGCCAGCGCCGGACGCTTCAAGTTCCGGGATCAGCGTCTCGTTGATGTATTCTTTAATCGCGTTCCCGGCAGCATCAAAAGCCGCTTTGAGCGCGGCGGCAGACATGCCGTCTTCGTCATTTGGCCTGTCGTGGAGAGCGGAGATGTTGCTGAGATCGGTTGTCAATTCTGTGAACGCCATTGTATGTCCCTCACTTTGCGTAGCCCATGAACCTGACTCGCATATCTGCGCTCGTCACGGTTACGCTGGTTTTATCTGAAACTGTTTTGAAGATGAGTTTGTAGAAGACGAACTTCTTGGGTTTGATCTTCAATCGCCGCATCTGCGGCTTGTCGTTCGTGGAGAATGTGAAGTCAGAGAAGTCTACATGCTCGAAGTCGAACAGGCTGTAATCGACCGTCTTCGTGGCGTAGGTTGCTTCCTTGTCGGTCAGCACCGTCACGTCGATGGAGGCTTTCGCTTCTGGCTTGATGCCAAGCCAGAGCATCGCGCTGTTCTTTCGCTGATAGTCGGAGCCGAAGCTCATGGCCCCGGACTCCCAGTAGCAGTCGATGGCGGTGATCTCACCGTCTCGCTGATCGTAGTTGTAAGCGCCGGAGACGTGGTACACCTTGCCGTCAGCCGCTCCGTAGTAAAGCTCGTTGTTTACTGCGGCGAAGCACCGCGCCGGGAAGCTGGTGTAGAAGTACCACGCATCGGTGGCATATCCGTAAACCAGTGCTCTGCCGTCCGGGTTGCAGATGTAGTACTCCTGATGGTAGTTGTCATCGAAGCAGATGCAGTTCTTCGTGTCGAAGCTGTGGATGGTGGCGAACACTCTGTCGGAGATACGGCGGGCCTGCCGCTCGTCTCTCGTCAGGTTGGAGCTGTAGTAGCTGCTGTTGCGCCACTCGTACACGTCCTGCCCGAACAGGGTGTAGGGGTTGTTCAGGACAAGCTGCACCTGACCGGGGGCTTCGTTGCCGATGGCCCGGTTGATGGGGGAGACATAGAACGCCGGGATGATGTCGCCCGTCGCCAGCGTCACGTTGCCGTACTGGATGCCATACGTTCCATCCGTCTTGAACACCGCCAGCGCGGAGTAGTGACGGATCATTCCAGTGATCGGGGTGTTTTCTACGCCCACTCTCACTTCGTTCTGGTCGGGGAAGTAGTCGGCTCTCGCCTGCCCGTCATGGTCGATATCGGAGTATAGCGCTTTGTTGCTGCCGTCTCCGTAAAGGAACACTCGGGAGTCCTGCGTTCCGTTGTAGGTCTCGGAGAAGCGCATCCCCGTGACCTGACTGCGGAAGTCATTGGCGACGGTGTACTCGATCTCCAGAGTGCTTGTGCCAGCTTCCGGGGCAGAGTCAAACTCTACGGTGCCGTCAGCCGGGTGCGGTGTGTAGCCCGTGACAATGCTGTTGTCGCTCGTCTTCCTGACCGCCGTGACAGCGGCGTAAGTTTCCGGGAGCTTGAATGTGGTGGACGTGCCGTCCGGGGAAATCCAGACGCGCCTGCCGTTCGACAGCTTGTTCACTTGCTCGAGAAGCTCACCGCCGCCTGCCGGAGTTACCGCTACAGCTACGAGGGGTACATATCCTACTACTTCTGCAAGAGCAGTTCCGTCGTAGCAGTAGTACTTGTAGCCCGTGAGGATATACAGTTTGTCGGAGAAGCCAAACATGTGCGGGTGGTCAGTGCCGCCGGAGAACGCTCCGATCTCGGTCACTGCCGCCTCGTCCCCAAGGCTGTACAGCTTGCCGTTGCAAATTGCCATGAGATACGGCACGCCAGCGATGAAGCCAGACCATAGCGTCTCAATCTGGCTGCCATCGGCTACCGTCCAGTGGGCGCGGGTGCCGGGTCTCTTCTGGAGGTTGCCGTCTCGCGTCACGCGGAAGTTGCGCATGGCAGCGGCTTCGCCCA